TGATCCAACTCTTTTATGCTGTAAAAGCAAACTATCGCAGCAACGGTACTTGGGTTTTCAATTCAACAACTGCAAAAGAAATTCATCAACTGAAAGATTCAAACAACCAATATCTTTGGCAACCCGCTCTTAGTGGTGGTCAACCAGATACGTTGCTTGGTAGCCCAGTTGCAATTTCTGATTCGGCAGACGATACAGCAACGGGAGAAACGCCTGTGTTCTTCGGTGATTGGTCTTACTACTGGGTTGCAATGCGTCAAGGCGTTTCATTGAAACGACTCGATGAACTCTATGCTGCTAATGGACAAATTGGAATCCAAGGTGCGATTCGCGTTGATGGCGAACTCACACAAGCAGAAGCCGTTCAAATGATCACAATGGCATAAACCATTCTGATAATTGAATAAACCTTATTGGGATTGCAAGTTGAAAAATACTTGCAATCCCTTCGGGGGTAACAGGAAACCCAAACAATGAAATATGAAGTTTTAAAAAGTGGATGCGGCAAAGACGGACGTTCGTTTGATCTTGGTGCAGTTGTTGAGCTTGATCAAGGCTACGCGGAGCATCTTGTCAAACGTGGGATTGTGAAAAGCAAAAGTGCTGGCAAGAAAAAAGAGCGCGCAGTTTCAAAACCAGACGATCTTGAACGAGCAGTTGAAGAATGAAATACCGAAGTTACAAAGTAACAACTGATCCAAGCGTTGAACCAATCACAACAGCAGAAGCAAAAACGCATTTGCGTATTGATTCAAGTGATGAAGATACGCTAATTGGTAATTATATTACTGCTGCACGAAAGTTGTGCGAAAATCTTGCGAGAAGATCATTCATTACACAAACAATCACAATGAAACTCGATGGTTTTACTGGTGGTGAGATTCTTTTGCCAAGATCGCCTGCACAAAGCGTTACAAGCATTCAATATGTGGACACCGATGGCGCAACTCAAACTTGGTCGAGCAGTTTGTATGATGTGGACACAAATTCAATTCCTGCAAGGGTCACACCGATTTACAACGAAGATTTTCCAAGCACGCGGGCAACTCCAAACGCAGTAACAGTTGTGTTTGTTGCGGGTTTCGGGGATGCAACAACAGATGTTCCAGAAGAAATACGCCTGTTAATTCGTTTGATGGTGGGTCACTGGTTTGAAAATCGTGAAATGACAACGCCGCAAAAACTAGAAGAATTGCCGCTTGGTTTTCAAGCGTTGGTTTCTTCAATTGAAATGCCAGAGGTGTATTAAATGAGAGCGGGAAGGTTGCGCCATCGCGTTTCAATTCAAACGCAATCAACAACGCTTGATTCGTATGGCGAACCAAGTGATTCATGGTCAACGGACGACACTGTTTGGGCTGCAATTGAACCCGTGAGCGGTTCAGAACGAGATATTGGTGAAGGTTTGGCGGGCATTGTTTCGCATCGGGTGATCGTTCGATATTTGTCGGGCCTGACTCCCAAAAGCAGAATACTTTTTGGTTCGCGTGAGTTTGGGATTGTTTCAATCTTAGATCAAAATGAAAAGAACGAATACATGAAACTTATGTGCAAAGAGGAGGTGAGCGAGTGAGTGGGTTGAGCAGTGGCGTAACATTGGCAGGCATGGTGGACATAAACAACGCATTGGAGCAGTTTGAACACAAGGTTCGAAAGAAAATCTTGAAGCAAGCGGCGGGAAAGGCTGCTGCTGAAATCCGCAAGGATGCGCGCATGGCAACACCAAAAGGTGAAACGGGAAACCTGCGCAAATCTGTTACATCTGGAGCTAGGGTTCTTCGCAAAAAGAATACGGTTTGGGGCGGTGTTTGGTGGAGTGTTAAGGGAAACAAGAAGGGCTATCATGCAAACTGGCACGAATACGGAACAAGTGATCGAACGGTGGAAAACTATCGCGGGCATCAAGGTGTTTCGGTTTCGGTGGGCAAGATAACACCACGCGCGTTTTCAAAACCAACATTCAAAAAACACAAGGGCAGGCAAATTGAAACATTTGAACATTATCTTGAAAAAGCAATTGAAAAAATAAAGAGTGCAAACTAATGGCTATTGAAATTGCAATTCGATCATTGTTGATAAACGATACGCCTGTGAACACTGTTATTTCGGGACGAGTGTATCCTTGGATGCGACAACAAGGTTCCGATTTGCCCGCAATCGTTTACACGCTTGATGCAACCGAACCACAACAAGCACTTGGCGGGCATATTGATTTGACTCGCGCGGTTTTAACAGTTGAATCGTTGGCAACAAGTTATTCAGCAGCAAAAGATTTAGCAGATAAGGTTCGAACCGCCTTGAATGATTATTCGGGAACAGTTGAAAGTGTCGAAGTAAAAAGCCTCGTCCACGATAATGACACAGCGAGCGTAGAAGATTCGCAAACAGCAGGTGACCGAGGCGTTTCGGTTATCGAAAGTGAGTATGTAGTTTGGTTTGTTTCAGATTAAGGAGTTTCCACAATGGGAGCAGTAACAGGAAATGGTACGACACTGAGCATTGATGGTGGGACAACAACAGTTGCAAACCTCATTTCAGTCACGCCATATAACGTAAGTGTTGCGTTGATAGATTCAACAGACATGGATTCAACATGGCGTTCAAGTATAGGTGGTCTAAAAGACGGCGGTGATTGTAGTTTTGAAATTGCATACGACCCCGCAGGCGCAACACATCAAGCGATTACAGCGGCAATTGACGGATCGTCAAAAAGTATTGTTGTGACGTATTCAAACGCGGACACGTGTTCGTTCAGTGCGATTATTACTTCGTTTGCTCCTTCGGCATCAATTGATGATTCGATCAAGGCAAGTGTTGGTTTGAAAATCACTGGCGCGGTAACGTTCGCTTCATAAGGCAACAAAAATGCTAGACAAAAAATCAATTCTTAATTCTGATGATTTACCCCGTGAAAAGATTACCGTCCCGCAATGGGGCGGTGATCTTTTTATCAGAACTCTCAGTGGTTCTGAGCGTGACGATTTTGAACAATCATGTGTGAACAAAAAAGGTAAGAATAAAGAAGCGAATTTGACAAACATACGCGCGAGGCTTGCCGTGCTAACAATTTGCGATGAGTCAGGAACTCGATTGTTTGGTGCAGGTGATGTTGAAGCACTTGGCAAAAAATCAGCAAAAGCACTTGATTTAATTTTTGATGTGGCAAGCCGCTTGAATGGACTCGGACAAACCGACATTGATGATTTGTCGGGAAATTAAAACGCCGACCAGAAAGGCGTTTCTATTTTCAACTTGCCTTATCTCTGGGCATGACCGTAAAGGAATTGCTGGCAAGAATTGATTCGCGTGAACTCGCAGAATGGATTGCGTTTAATTCCACTGATCCTATTGATCAAAGGTGGAGAACAGATTTAGCAGGTGGAGTTGTGGCAAGCACGATTGCAAACGTAAACCGAACGAAATCATCAAAAACATTTACCCCATCAGATTTTATGCCGATGCACCAGAAACCAGAACCAGAACAACAAAGCGATGACGAAATGAAAGACATCATGAAACAAATGGCGGGTCTTAAATAATGGGAACAGTTGGCAATCTTTGGATCAATGTCAAGGCGAATACGCAAGGACTTGACAAGGGAATAAAGAAGTCTAAAAAATCACTTGGCGGTTTCAAGGGTGCGTTGGCTGGCATTGGTGTTGCAATGGCGGCTGCTTTTGCCGTTAAAGTTATCAAAGATTTTACGAGCGCAATTTTTGACGCAATGGATCGCATTGATGAGGTTGCAAAGTTTGCAAAAACAATTGGCGTGGGGACGGAAGCGGTTCTTGTTTTTAGACACGCTGCAAAACTTACTGGGGTGAGTGTTGGCGAGGCGGACAAGGCCTTTGGCAAGATGGTGAAGAATGTCGGCGAAGCGACAATGGGCATCGGCACGGCAACCGATGCGTTCAAAGTTTTGGGGTTGAACACGCAACAACTCAGTAATATGAAAGCCGATGAAATGTTTGGTGTGATTGCAGATTCCATTATGGAAGTTGACAACGTTGCACAGCAAGCATCGCTTGCATACGATATTTTTGGTCGTGCGGGCATGAAACTTTTGAACACAATGAAAATGGGTTCAGAGGGCATTCGTGAAATGAAAGAAGAAATGCGCGGGATGGGCGTTCTGTTCACTTCTTTTGATGCTGCGGGTGTTGAGCGGGCGAATGATGCAATGACAACGCTTGGCATGGTTGTTGATTCGTTGTTTGAACGAATGGCAATTGATCTTGCTCCAACAATTGAAAAAATATCGAATCAATTAACAGAAATGGCAAGCAGTGGCGAATTTCGTGAAACCCTTTCGAATTTGACTTTACTCATCGAGGGCGTAGGTGTTGCTGGGATGTTTGCGTTGGATCAATGGAACTCATCTGTTGAGAAGAATGCGACACTTTTAGGGCGTGTGAGTTTGTTTTTCACTGGCGATTTCGCAGCCGCATTCACTGCTATGCCCGAAAAAGCAAAAGAAATAGACAAAATTGGAACTGCCGCAGAACAAGCAGCAAAGAAAACACGAATACTTGCAGAGGAGGCTGCTGCTGCACAAGCGGCAAAAGATCTTGCAAAAGAGGTTACAGAACTTGATGCGTTGGTCAAAAAGTTTTCGATGACCGATCCAGTTTTTGCTTTCAATGAAGAATTAAAGAAACTTGGTGAAACGTATGGACGAATTAATGGTGCAATTGGCGATGGAACGATAAAAGCAGAGGAAGGCGAATTTGCAATAAGACAAATTGCAAAAGAAATGGATCGCATCGTTAAAGAAAAGTTTGATTTTATCAACTCTGAAAAAGTTACAGAAGATGTTGACAAAATCACAGAAGATTTGAAACGGATGGGCGAATCGTTGACCGCATCGCTTCGAACACCAATGGAAATTTACCGTGAGGAACTCGCAAAAACAGAAGAAATGCTTGATGCGGGAGCGATCACGCAAGAAACTTACAACAGGGCAATTGAACAACTTCGAACAGATCTTGAACAATCAATGGACATTGAAGTAAATGTTATTGCAAAAGGTTTTGTAGAGGGTTTGCAAACCGCACTTGGATCAGTAAAGGTTGCGGGGCAAGTTGATCGAGGCGAACAGATCGCCGAAAGATCTTTGCAAGTTGCAGAGAATATGCAAAGTTTGACAAGTGCAATTGAGTCACAAGTGACAGGGACTGCGCAATCATCAGAATCAACTGCGTCAAAAGCAGGTCAAATTGTTTCAAAACTCGACAACTTGAACGTTGGAATTAGTTGGAATGGTTTGCAAAATGTAATTACAGCGGGCGTTGAAAACGCGAATATACAAATCCAAGGTTCTGATATGTCTCAAACGGAATATCTGCTTGGCGAAGTGCGTGCTGCGAATTGGCAACAACTTACAGAACAAAAAACACAAACAGCATTGATGATGGGTGATGGTGGGAGTCCTTTAACATGACGATCCAGTACAAAGAATTGATGGGCAGCAGGCAAGTGACACGCAACGCTGCTGTCTACACCGCATCGAGAACTTTTCTTGTTTACGATGATGCGGGAAATTTTCTTTCGCTTGAAGATGCTGTGAATTATGAATACGGCGTTTCTTTCAGCGATGTACACCCAGACATTTCTGGAATTTACGCGAACAGTTTTTCCATTGCGGCATCACGCGAACGAAAAGACACTTGGGAATTGAGTTGGCAATACGCGGAACCAGTTGATTCATCAGATGCTGGTGGTGACGATGACCAGTGGGACGGCGACAACGACAACACCGACAATGATGTTGATGATGACGATGTTTTTGATCCGCCGACTGGTGGCGGTGGTGGTGGCGGTGGAAGTGGCGCGGGTGGTGGCGGCGATTCCGAAGAAGGTGACGATGGAGTTGAAGAACCAGAAGATGAACAACAAGAAGATGGAACTGGTGGAGTTGAAGAAAGAAATTATACGGGCGTTTCCATCAACGCTTCTGTAACACTTGTTGACGGGTTTGTTGCAGGTGCAACCGTTCCTGCAAACGGCTCGCAAGGTGGAGACGATGGTTTTTTAATTACCGATGGAACGGTTGTTCACCAAGGCGGCGAGCCTGTTACAATTCCAGTGCCGATCACAACAATTGCTTTGACCACACAGCAGGGCGGGGAATACTTTTCTCTTGGCAACACAAACTTGAAGGCAGGAAAAAGAAATGCTTCTGAGTTTTATGGTTTTGATTCTGGATCGGTTTTGTTTACAGGAATGAGTGTGCAACGTCAAAGTATTGACAGTTGGGATATTACCTACAACTTTTCTTGGGACGAATGGAAACATATGCGGCAAGTACCAAAGCGTTCGGATGACGGTGAGGTGCAATTTGAAGATGACGGGACGCTTGAAATATATTTCAAACAACCGTTTCCAGATCGCACTTCGTTTGAGTTTGCGCCATGACACAAGGTCAATTTCCAACAATCCAAAGAGGGTTGGGGAACTTGACCCCAGATCTTTGGCTACGCTTGATGAAAATGTTGCGCAACTTCGAAGAAGGCACGCGCGATGAAACTTCTGCAAAAAAAGCAACCGCAGCGAATAAACCATTTTTGGTCGAACTAACAAATGCTAAGTGTATTGCCGCAAACAGATACAAATATGCGTGGAGGCAAGTAACACTGAATGACGATAACAGTTTTTCGGTTGCAACAAACGGCAAAACTTCAACAGGCGAAACCGATGAATGGGATTTTGCGGCTATTAACTTAATGGAAATTTCAAACACTTCAATACGAACATCGGCGGGCGTAAACATGGAGGGTGATTATCCTGCGGGCTGGACAATGCAAGCAATTGGTGGTGGAAGTTGTTCGGGTGCAGGTTGTGAAGTTGCCATTGGCTCGGTGATTGTTTTGATGCACCGAGTTGGCGGGTTGAATACAGAGAGTGTTTCAAGACACGTATTCACAGCAGTGAACGAACACGATGGAACATGTTCAACAACTGCTGTTGCTGTTACTGATGGGATGGCAACTCCAACAGTACCATCGGGTGCAAGTTACGGTTATATTTATGTTCATACTGATGGCAACCCACACTTCGTTGATTCGGGTAACACCGATGTTACAATTGACACAACATAACTATGTCTTACAATCGAGTTACACAAACACCATGCAGTAATTGTTGCACGCCGACAGAATATACGGATGAAACAGCGTTGTGGACTGTACAAAGTAGTGCGAGTAAAATTTACAACATCAATGCACTGCATGGCACTGTTCCAAATTCAACAACAACGCTAACAACCACATTTACGTTTGGTCTGCCTACCGATTGCGAAGAACTTCCATATACAACATGCGAAACATCTGGTTTTAATGCAGTGTTTACGATGACTGATGGTGGAAGTGGTTGCAGGCAGGTTGCACCCGATCATGATTGGGAAGGAACTTGCCAAAGCGGTTCTGGGTTATCAATTCAATGTGTCGATGCGCAGGAATACTGTTTTGATTGTGACTCAGATTTGGGTGGTTGTGATTCTTGTGATTTTACAAGCGGTTCATCGTCACTTGTGCAAGGAGTTATTTCAAACGAAACAATGACAGAAACCGATTGGCACGCAAGCGGCGTGTACATTTCTGGAATTGTTGAAGATTTTGTGGGCTATCCAACACAGTATGATGATTGCCATGAATTTCGGAAATCATTGCGAAAAATAGAAGCAAAAAAAACAAGTGGCGGTGAACTTCAAATTCGTTGGACAATGAAAAAAGAATGGATCACTGGGGAAGAAAATGTTCGTTACACTGCAACAATGCCAGTAAATCAAAATGAATTACTTGGATATAAAACATCGATTGATTTGAACAATGATATTGGCATTCACTGTTCGGGTGGAAACACAAAAGTGTTTCAGTTTATTCGATTGGGCAACGGTGTTGATTGGTACGATATAACGGGTGCGAGCGAGGAGTTTCAATACGTAAAGCCAAACAGTGCGCGGTGGGTAACAACGTACAATTGTGTGTTTGGGTGTATCCCCGATTGCAGCGGAACAAATTGTTGTGAGGATTGTTGCGATTGTGCCAACGACAATGTTGATGCAAATTCAGCGTGGGGGCAAAAACTTCTATCAACTGATATTGAAGATAATGAAGAAAATTGTATTTGGGAGGGCAACTGTGGTGGTACGGTATTCGGTGGATCGTGGACTTGTGTAAACACTTCGCCATGTATGCCTTTTAGTGGAAGCCTTTCTGTATCATGAACAAAACGCACTTTGTAAAATGGACGTACGGGGGTGTTGAAAATGTTGCCGAACTTTCGCTTGGCAAAACATGTAAAATCAAAAGTGTGCAATTACTTGAAACCGAAGCAGCGGTTGAAACAATCAAGCCAGAGTTGCCTAAGCCAAAACCGAAAAAGAAAAAGGGCTGCGGAAATTGTGCTGCGGCGAATTTAAAAAAACTTGTGCGTGGTGGTGTTGGTTTGTTAAAGGTAGAATTAGGTGTTGATGCCGCAAACAAGAACACGATAATAAAGAGAAGATCATTATGTGAATCGTGTGGGTTGTATGATTTTGGAATTTGCGATGAATCAAAAGGCGGCTGCGGATGTTTTTGTGCAGCGAAAGTAAAACTGAAAACAGAAAAATGCCCAGAAGGACGATGGTAAATTATGGCAACAAGAACATGGAACGGAACAGATGCAACTACCCCCAACGACTGGAGTGTTGCAGGCAATTGGGATGAAGCAGCAGTGCCGGTAAACGGTGATGATGTTTATTTTGTAACTGGATCGGCTGATGTAACAGCAGGGTTGAATCAATCGGCGGTTTCGCTGAACAGCATTAACTTCGGCGTGAAGTGGTCGGGGTCAATCGCAACTGCTTTGCAAGTTGATGCAACAAATGTTGATTATGCAAATAAACTTGGCACTGTATTTCTTGAAGGAGCGTACACAACAGTGAACGTGCAGGCGACTTCAATTGATTCACCAGCGTTAAAATTTGAAGATTCAACAGTTACAACGTTGCGTGTGACAGGTGGAAGCGGAACTGTTTTTGTTGATGAGAACTCAACGGTTTCTGGCAGCGTTGACATGATTGGCGCAGGAAGTGTAAAGGTTGAAATTGAAGCGGGCGCAACTGTAAGTGCCGCAGATATTACAATTGACGAAGGAACGTTTTTGACGTACGAAGAAGTTGACACTGTTACACAATTTGGCGGAACAGTTGCGTTTGTCAACGCAAGCGGAACAACAAACACGATCACGATGTACAAAGGCACTTGCAAATACAAGCCAACGGGTGCGGCAACACTTTCAACCTTGACAATGTATGGCGGCTTCTTTGACATGAAGGGTTGCAACGCACCGAGTCACACAATTACAAATGCAACGCTGTATTCAGGATCAATGATTGACGAGCGAAATGGTTTGTCAAATTGCACATATACAAATGCACTTGCGATCAATGGTGGAATTGTAAAATGTGATCTTGGAAGAAACGTAACAGTTACATAATGGCAACAACAACTACAATTTATGCAGACACTGACGCGAACCTTCGTGAGAATGCACCAGACACAAACTATTCTGGCAACTCTTTAATTCGCGTGGGGCAATTTTCTGCAAACCGTAGGCACGCGGTTTTCGGTTTTGATGTTTCAGCAATTTCTGCACAAGATATTGTGAGTTGTTTTTTTTCTTTAACAGTTGATGGCGGCAGCGGCAATAGAACAATGAAACTTGTTCGCTTGAATCAAAGTTTTGTCGAAGCGGAAACAACTTGGAACAGTGCAAGTACAGGCGTTGCGTGGACCGGCGGTGGTGGTGCAGAAGGCAATGGTGAGTTTACGCAAACTACATACGATGTGACAATTGACGGCTCAACAAACCCATCAATTGACATTAAAGATTTGGTGATAGATGCGATCACAAGAAGAAGTGGAACTTTGTTGCTGGTGCTTTGTTTTGATCCAGATGATTCTGCAACAGACAACGGAAAAAGTTATTTTTTCCCAAGCGAGGATACAACGCCAAGTAATCGTCCGCAGATAAGTGTTGTTGTTGCCAATCGTGTTGTTTGGGATGGTGATATTGACGGCGATGCGAGCGATGGAAGAAACTGGGTTGGTGATGTTGCGCCAACTACAAATGATATTGTAATTTTCAATTCAACAAGTGCTGTTGATGTAACAACGGGAACCTTGAGTTGTTATTCATGTTTCATTCATGAAGAATATGTGGGTGATATTGGCGGTGCATCAACTGCGATTGCTCTGGCATCAGACACAAGTTTAAGTGGTGGCAAATTTGTGATCAACAAAAAACGGGGGATGTTTAATTTTTCAGAAAACAGTGATTCGGGTCGTGATGTTTTTGTTATCAACACTTCGGGCGATGAAAGTACGTTCACAAATGCGAAGGGTGAGTACACAACGTTCGTTGATGCGACTCGCAGCAATTTCAACGCGGTTGGTGATTCGAGCTTGATCATGTCGTTTAATTCGAACAGCAAAAACGTTTCAACGTCTGGACAAAAAACAGATTTGCGAATTGGTGGCGGAAAACTGTTGGTTGAAAACGGTTTTGATTCGGGTGTTTTTAGCAACACAAAATGCACTTGCAAGGGTGGTGATTGTTTTTCAAGAGGTGATTCATATATTGTCAACAAGTCCACGATTTTTTTGAACTCTGATTCAACTGGTGCAGACATTCACGTCATGAACGGAAAGTTGACGTTGAAAAATAATGAGAACAGCAACATTGCAACAGAAGATATTTATTTGTGGAAGAATGGAATTTATGATTCAAGAACTTTGACAGGATCGTGGGTTCCTTCTGCTTCGCCATCAATTGAAATTCGCGGCGGCGGAAACTTTGCTGTTGATACGGGAAGAAGTGTTACAATAAGTAATTAACATGGCACAATACGCAAGATTTGCTGCGATCAGTTGCACGCATTGCCCTTATCAAAGTGAAAAGGCAATCGGGAAATTACTTGCGGGACTTCGAAGCCGAAAACAGTTGACACATTTTATTCATTTGGGTGATGTTGTTGACGCTGAGGCCGCGAGTGTTCACAACGATGATCCGAGCGATCATTCACTTTATGACGAGTTTTGTGTTGCTGCGGATATGCTTAGAAGAATCCGCGAAGCATTGCCCAGCGATTGTAAATTGGTTTTGCTTGATGGCAATCACGATGATAACATTCAACGACCAGATTCGCGCAGGATCAAAAGAGACTTGCGAGATATTTGTAACCCACGTTTAATGTACGGCGTTGCCGATGAATACAATAGGTGGAAGCATGTTCCCTATCGACATGGAGCAAGAGGATGCTATCAACTCGGCGCAGTAATCTTTGCACATGGTTTTGCTGCTGGTGCAAACTCTGACGAACTCGAATCGATTCAATTGGCGATGGCTTGCGGTGGCCATGCTCACAGATTGATTGTGCGAGGGCATACGCATCGACCAGTCCCGCCAACACAATGCAAAAGAACGGCAAGGGTAAAACTCCCATGGCACTATGCAAATGTTGGCTACATGGCTTTTGAATCAAGACCAGACTACACAAACAGGTTTGACATACAACAGTGGGGCAGGGCTTGCCTTATCGGCGAGACAAAAGTTGGTCGTGCTGATCGGCTCGGCGCGAACGCTTGGCACGCTGAATTGATCCATTTCTAGCCGTTTCAAAAATGCGTATTTTTCCGAAAAATACGCCTTTTCTGTAAACATTGGTTTTTAGGCTAAAAACAAGGTTTATTTTTTGAAAGTCGTCAAAATCGGCTAAAACAGCCATTTTTTGACCACTTTCCCAAAAAAACGATCCACAGAATCGCCTGTGTTGCATTCTTTGAATGAAAGCGACTAGGTAGTCACTGAAAAAACGAATGCCTTAGGACCGATTTTTAGGGTCGGCTTGCAGGCTGCCAGAAGCCGCAGGATTGATTCTGGTGGACTTTGGGAGGATATAGGCAAAACGATGTATTCTCAAGTCGAAGCCTCAGAACTGGCTATGTGGATTCCCTACTCTTTATTGTGGGCGTATCTCGCAATTCTGAGCGGCATTTGTTCAAAGGGTATCTGAGGTCGTTTTTTCAAAGAATGGCTTAGGCGGCGTTCTGGGTGCCTTAAAAGGCAAAGTAATAAAATGAACAATTTAAAGAAAAATGCAGATTTTTTGGAAAAATATACATAAAAACTTGCACAATGTCGATATATAGTGTATAATAATCTTAGTCAAAGAAAGGAAAAAACAATGACTACAAATGAAACAACAAACCAAGAAACCAGAAAAGAATGCGAAGCCAACATCGCTTACTTCAGAGCCATGCTTCAATCACTTAACCTCAACCGGCATCACCCCGCTTGCCAAGAAGAAGAATACAAAGCCAACCATGCCTATTACAACGCAGAGTTGAAAGTATGGAAAGAAAGACTAGAAAAAATCAATTCAGTAACCGCATAACTTGGTGCGAACCAACGCCGCAAGGCAAAAAGAAAGGAAAAAACAATGACTACAAATGAAACAACTAAATTAAACGCAACACTTAAACGAGAAACTGAAAAGGCTTTTTTGATGGACTGTGAAACAGACACTGAAAACGGTCTTTCGCATTCGGAAATCTGGTTTCCAAAATCCCGCACGCAACTTTGTGAAGGTGGGATCGAGATTGAAAGTTGGCTCTACAACGCAAAAGCAAAAGAAATGAATGCGGATTTTATTTGCTTCATCGAGTTGACAAACAAGATAAAAAAAGCGCAAAAACGCGCAACGGAAAATTTACCGGTTGATTTCACGCAAGCGCAACAGCAAATTAACACACTATTCGCCGATGGCGATTGGGTGGAATTTCGTGCGCTTGCAAAACGTGGTGGCGCGGCAAGTTTTTATCGCCAAGCACCAATTGAAAAGGACGATTTAGATTTGATTGATTGGTTAGCGGTTCACAACACCGCCGATTGGTCATTATATTTTGGGGCAAACCCGCGAAGCGAATCAACAGGTTCTGGTGCAATGGGCTGCGCAAAAGATTCAGATATAAAAACGTTTCGCGTGAATTTTGTGGATTTTGACGATGCGAATAAATCGGAAGCGCTGAAGCGAATAGCAAGCGCTGGATTGAGCGCGCCTGATGTGCTTGTTTCATCTGGGCGCGTGGATGGCACGCACGCATATTGGTTTTGCGACAAAAACAAAACAACAAAACAGTGGAAAATCGCACAATGCGAGTTGATTGAATCGTTGGGTTCTGATAAGTGTATCAAAAACCCATCGCGCATCATGCGATTGTGCGGTTCGATGAACCATAAACGAAACGCGCAGTGCCAATTGTTGGCAACTGCATAAACCGCCGCAAGGCAAAACGATTCTTGAAAGGAATTACAGATGACAATAGTTTATGACAACAAAGGAAAAGAAATCAAAGACCCAACAGCAATGCGTTTCAGCAAAGCAAAGGTGTGGGCAAACATTGAATTGCAACAAGGATACATCGAAGAAAAGTTTTTGAAGATTGAAGGCAAGAAATATGATGACGGCAACGGCACTTCGCAATGTGCAACCCAAGAGGGTTTGAGCCTTCACGAACAATGGAACTTGTTGCACGACATAGGGCAAGACATAACGCAACAGTGGGGATAACAACCGCCGCAAGGCACAACGAAAGGGAAAAACAATGACTACAAATGAAACAATTAAATTAAACGCAACACTTAAACGAGAAACTGAAAAGGCCTTTTTGATGGACTGCGAAACAGACACTGAAAACGGTCTTTTGCATTCGGAAATCTGGTTTCCAAAATCCCGCACGCAACTTTGTGAAGGTGGGATCGAGATTGAACGTTGGCTCTACAACTCCCTCATGTTTTTAGATAAAATGGAAGAAGTTTGTCTTTTTGAGGCTAGCCAAGCAAGTTCTGGCGGCGCCTCGGTCGACCCTAAAACAGGTGAGGTTACTAGAGATGGTGCTAGTAATAACAAAGTAAGGCTTCTGTTTATCAGAACCGCCCTTAACGCCAGAGAAATGAAGATGAAATTAATGCTTGATACTGGCATTATTCCTAGAGAGGCGGACAAACAAAATTGCAAACGCATAAACGAAGAACAAAAGGAAACAGCACAATGAGAAAGTTTGAAAAAACAAAAACAACAATGAAAAAGTTTGAGGCAAAACTTGGTGAAAAGTTTGTCATGTCAAAAATGCACAAAAGAAAACGCAGGTTTACTTGGAACGAGTTTTGGATTGAAGGCGAATTGGTTTTGAAAAATGCTTACGGTAAAATCGTATGGGATTTTTGGCATGATGATTGTGGCAATGTTGCAACATGGATCGGTGGAGTTGGTGCGGAGTTTATCCCAACCATCCCCGCGCACCACAAAGCAACCACTTGCTTTGTTTTAACTAAGATTGTTGTCGGTGCATGGGAACATGAAGACGAGCGAGAGCGTTGCGGGGAGTTTGTTGATCTTGAAGAAGCGAAGCGATTTGCCTTAGCAACTGACTGGTCTGTGATTGAACTTGATGAGTATGAAAAGGATTCGGAAACAGGACTGTGGGGCAGCGTGGAAGATGGCGGCGTATGCGGCGGCTTCCGTAACGGCGAACTTGAATACATGGATGGAATAACAAAAAAGGAAACAGCACAATGAACAACACCAAAAGCATAGCATTGGCTTTATTCGTTGCCCTGCTACTCGCCTACTTCGGCGAGTGGTG